CCATTGGAAATTACGGCATCAGATACCTGCGTGTTCGCGTCCAGGCCATAGACCGACAGGCCATAGACCGAATTGAGCGTGTTACTATCCGGCGCGGTGATCGTGACATCCCATCCGGTAATGACCGGGGCATCCACCCCCTCAAACACAAATGGCGTGTACGGATTCCCGGTGTCCGTGCAGGTGACGGTGCCGGTGACGTTGTTAACTTCAGCATCAAACGTGTTGCCGGTGTTTGAGCCGTTTTTTACCAGAACCACGTTGTAGGAATCGCTGTCCATCTCAACGTCTGTGAGGCGCAGCGAACTGACAATAAGCGCCTGATCGGCAGTCGATGATGTGCTAGCACTATTTACCAGCCCGTAGCCTTCGATCAGCCCCTCCATCTCAAGGTTAAAAAACTCTTGCCGCGAGTGAGTAGCCGAAATAAGGATATTGTTCGCTGCACCGCCCTTCACAAGGATGTTATGGAGGCGATATAGCGGGATGTAATTCGATGCGTCTGCTGGCAAGTAGATTGCCGATGTAACTGAGCCTTCTCCGTCTACGACAATGTCCTCAACGGTGACGGCTCCATCAGTGGACCCGAGATCGCCTGAGAACCGCATAGCAAAGCTTGTCTCACCGTCCTCCGGCGTTATTGTCGCCCCTCGGTAACTGTCAGCTTTTACCGTGACACCATCACGTATATGCAGATAAGTTTCGCTGCCATAATCGTCGTAGGTGGCGTCCTGAAGGATAATCGTGTCGCCACTCGCAGCGGTCGCCTCGGCCTTCTGGTAGGAAAACCACGGATTGCCCTCACTACCGTCACCGGTCGAGTCATCGCCGGTCGGGCTAATGTAGTAAGTCGCCATTAGTACACCGCGAATATGTCGGTTGCGGTTGTGCCACTGTCATAAATCTTCGTCGCTTTGACAGAGTTCATGCCGGCCTGTAGATATGGCGTGACGGTACTGCCGAGTGGCGTGTCGATCTTCACGTACCCAGCCGAGCCAATCAGCAAGGCGCGCATCGGGCCGCTTACCTCAACATCCGAACCGTCCGGTGTCACATCAACCAGATCATCCGCAGAGTGAATTCCATTAGCACTCATTTCATTTCCTCAAGTTTTGCGCCCGTTCACCTTGCCGAGCCCAAATACTGCGGCGGTGATAGCGGACACGATGTAAACGTACTCAGGATTGCCGCCCAGAATGGTGTCAATCCACGCATTTGCCCGGTCTGGTGAGAACCAGGCGACCACGGCGGGCGAAAACCACACCACGGTAATAATCTCGTCGGTTCCAGAACGCTGGAGCGCGCTCGCCCGCTCAACTAACCACTCCTGCCTTGCCTTGCCGCGCTCACCGAACACGCCGACAACCTGACCGAGCAACTCAAAAGCCAATTTTGCGATCATTCAAACCAATCCTTAACGTCGAAACACGGGCACTCTTTCTGCACCCCGGGGAAGTCCCTATGACCCAATATCTCGGCCCCGGGATATGCGAGCAACAGCACATCCAATACCTCATGGAGTGCGTCAAACTGTTGCCGTGTGAATGTGTTGGCCGGACGACCTTCGCTGTCCAGACCGCCAATCATGCAGATGCCGACGGACTCCCGGTTGTGCCCCCGAACATGCGCCCCGACCGCGTCCATCTGCCTGCCAAATTCAATCTTCCCCGTTCGCCTGATGACAACGTGATAACCAACGTCATCCCACCCATGGGCCATGTGCCACTGGCGGATTTCCTCAACGCCGATGTTCTGGTTAGGCTCGGTCGCGGAGCAGTGGACAACGATATAGTTCGTTTGCGGCCTCATTCGCCGTGCGCCCAGTTGCGCGAACCGAACTTATCTATATCCTCGATGTTCTTCTCGGCCTCGCTCATGCGTGCCTCGAGGTTCGACATTCGCTCCGCTGCATTGGTATGCGCGCCCTGATGCTTGTGCTTGTCCAGTTCGCTCTCTATCTTGTCTACGCGCTTCGACTCCGCGCCGACAAGTGACTCGACCCGCACCGGATGACCGTCGCGCATATGCGAATAGAGTGGCTTTATAGCGAAGGCAGCGACCGCACCGACCATCCCCATCATCGTCAGCATGATTCCGGCAAACCCCGCCCACACCGCGTAGTTGGGGCGACCTTCTTCACCCCTCGCCGCGATGATGTTGTCGAGCTTGCTCTCAATTGACGTAAGCGATTGACGCTGTGCGTGTTGCTCCGCCGCGACACCGGCTAAGTCACGCTCAACGGCATTGAGCCGCGTCTCTACGGTCACTTGCGTCACGGCTAGACAATCTCAGCCGCATGCCATATGCAGTGCTGCGTACTCTTGTTGAAATCCCGCAGGACGAACCGCCACACCGCCCGCTTGTTACCTGACCCGCTAGAGCCGGGAAGAATGTTCAGCGTCTTGGCAGAGGCGTCGTTCGTCTGGTCGATTATCTCGTTGTCAACCGGGGTTCCGGCAATGTCAGTCCGTGCGTCAAATATCAGCAGGTTGGTTGTCTCGCTGTTATAGACGGTCACGGTGAACACCTGCCCCACCTGGACTCGCGGGCCGTTTGGCAGGTAAACAGTCTGTGTATCACCCGCGCCGACCGTCGAGAATATTTCTGATGGCATGGATGGTGCGTTGGAATAGTCATAGTCGGGCGAACCGCTATTCGTCGCCACTAGGTCAGCAGGCATATCCGAGCCATTAGCCAGCCAACGCCCTTTGAGGTCGGTTCCGCCAGAATCCACAGTCCAGCGGGCGGGCGATACCTCATGCAACCCCGCCACGCCAACCAGTTTCACCGGCCCATAGTGCCCGGTATCTGACATGTGCATAATCAGGTAGCCATTGCCCGTAAGGTTCGCAATCGGGTTCTCGATCAGCACTTGCTGGTCATATGTGTTGTTGTATTTTGTGATGAACGGGACATTCGACGGAGTGCCAACAACTGTTGGGCGAATAAACGAAACCGGGCCATGCGAGTCGGTATTATCGTTCCCACCCGTCGACCCTAATACGATCTGTTTACGCCCTGATGTGTTGTCGCCAACGTCAGCAAAATGGCAATCGCGGAAGGTCAACCCCATCGGTTCTTCACCGGATACCGCAGAGAACCCAGCGGAATCGCTAATTACGACTGAACGACCCGATGCACCCGTTGACCCCTCCCACCAACAATCATCAAACAGCGCATCAGCAAGGCCATGACGAATGCGCAGTTGAATGGTTCCGTCTTGGAATGCGCACTGGTGGAAACGGACATTCTTCGCAAAGGCTGTGCGCGACCCGTCATATGCCGAGCCTAAATCCATGTTGACAGCAAATCCGCCCGTCGAACTGTTGTTGTGTTCGTCAAATACAACATTGTCGAACCGGGTAGATCCGCCACCGGAAACAACCCAATCTGCCACCCAGCCGGTGCCTGTCCCGTCGCCCTTCGGGACAACCTGGATATTCTTGAATCGGCTAAAAACGAGCCCGTCAGTCGTGTCAATGGTCGTGCCATCTTCGCTGTTGAAAACAACGAGGTTCTTCCAATCGTGCCACTGCGCACCGCGCCCATAGAGCAGGATTCCAGTGGTCGCGCCCCATATGGCGAAGTTCGCCAAGCAAACACCACGCGCAATGATGCCTGCCGGCGTTACCGAGTCGCGGTAGTTGGTGATGACGAACTGATTGCCCGTCGTTGCCGTGAAATTTAAGACGGTGCCACGCGCCTCACCGTGGCCGGCATTGTTCTTATCGCCGCACCCCTGACCCTCGATGGTGATGCGACCCGCCGAGCGATCATCCGACGGGCTCACCGCGTTGTTCGATGCGTCGTACTGCCCATAGACGGGGCCAGCGATGTCAATCTGACCACCCGGGAGAATGATGTGGCGCTCTTTATTCGCAGTCGCCTGCCGTGCGACATTCAACGCCGCCTGTAGGCCAGTCTGGTTCGCCGCAGCCGTGGAGCCCGACCCCACGCCATACCGCACCGCATAACCGGGTTCCGCCGAGTAATCGGTCGGCGTGACAGATGCGTCAATCTCTGCCTGCGTCCTCGGGTATAGAATCTCCCCCACCCGCGCCTGCGTAATCAGCGAGGAAATATCCGACCACGCAATAGGCTCGTCATACGCATAACGGTCGTCGGTGTACACAACAGACCCACCGCCATCAGCAGCGTCGTAGAAAACCACCTTCACACCCGTAGAAAGGTCGGACGGGTCAAAGAACACCGGCCCCAACCGACCGTTGCTGTCCGTGTTCAGCGGATTAGCGTTGGCAGTCGCCCGGTTGTAGTCCGAATAGGTGGTTATCTTGGTCGTTGTCCCCGTTTGGTAGAAACCGACGGAACCAACGATCACATCACCGTTTCCGTCAACTCCTTGAAATCTCGGGGGAAAAAACTTCGTTTGCATATGTTAAATCCAATAAAAAACCCGCCGTAGCGGGTTTCGTGGTATGTTTATAGAATGTGGCCCTTTATTGAGACAGCCTTCCTGCTCTTTTACCGAATTGGCGTTGTGTTCGCGGTAATTGGATTTTCTGCGGGAGCATATTTAATCCACCCGCTCCTACTCATCCCTATTGGCCTTCTGACTGCCTTTGCTGGTCTCTTGGCGTGGTGGCCGACGCTACACTAGAGCCAATACCTAACCCCCTCGCCTTCCGTCGAAGGTCTATACTTAGCGCCCTCATCGTCTTGGGGCGGGGTTTTTGCAGCAATTTCTGGGCAGTACGGGGATCAAGCATTGCCTCAGTCAATATCTCTGTGATCTTTTCGTCAGGCAACCTGTATAGCCAGTTAATCGGCCTTACAAGTGATGCAAATAGTGGGTGAATGTCCGACGCCTCGCGCCCGATCATTGCCGACATCATTGACGCGGCTGATATGTTCTGCATGGTGTCCGAGCCAGGCGCCCGGAGAAGGCTTGAGCTTATGGCCCCGCCAAGCTCAAGATCCGCAGCGACCGCGTTTAGAGTTTCTCTCTGAGCAGGGGTTAGGACTTTAAGATCGCCTTTCTTGTCGGCAGAACGCACGGCCCTCTTGAAACTAGCTGTAGACAGAAACTCCCGTCCGGTCTGTATGTCCGAAGAACTTGCAAGCTGGCCTCGCTTGCGAATCTCCTGCAATACCTCCATCTGGTCTATCGGCTTGGAGCGCTCGCGGTACCGGCTCAGGTACGCCTTGAACCCCGGCGCAACTGACTCGATCGCATTATCAAGAGACTCGCGCACGTCGATGAGCTGGCTGCGAGCGAGTTTTAGGTTTGACTTCTCGCCTTTGACTTTTCCGCTCATCATGTCGCCAATGTTCTGGCGGATGGCATACAGCTCCTCCGGGTTTGAAACTCCGTCGAGCTGCTGGCGTATGTCAGAGAGCGCCTGATTAACTGCGGTTCTCTTGCCCTTCGGGCTCGCAAGTATCTCGTCTATTTTCCCAACCACGGGTGACACATCCGCGCTGCCCGCGTTCTCAAATGCGGCGTCCCTCATCGCGCTAGTCTCAACGTCCCGCTGCTGTTTAGCGGCGACAATGTCCGCTTCGTCACCAGCAATGTCATCCAGTGCGCGCTGACGCGCAAGGTTCTGCTCAGATAGCCTGTCGCCAAACTGCTCCCTGCTCTGCGTCCTGACAGCCTTTTCAAGACCGAGCAAACCTACATCACCAGAGGCAGCGCCGGTTGTCGGAACAGAGCCTGGCACAACCTCCTGCGAATTAGCGAGGCGCTGTGCTGCCGCATCTGCGTCTGTTGCCTGACTTCGTAGAACCGACGCGGCTATATCTTCCTGCCCGCCCCTTGTAAATGGACGAACAGAACCCGTGAGCATTCTGCCTGTAGTGTTGGCAATACCGGATGCAACGGAAGCCGCGCCACCGCCTGCAATGCCGCCGGCAAGAGAAGCAGCGGCCTGCCCAGCAGGGCCGACACCTTGCTGTCGAGCAAGTTCCGCCGCAGCCCCGCCAGATTCTGCGCCCATTAACTGGGCAAGCGGCGCCTCTGCCAGAGTGGCCCCTGATTTCGTGCCCGATACTGCACCACCACCCATTGTTAGCCCAGCGGCTACTGCGGCTCGGCCTGCTGAATTGACCACCTTCTCACGCCCTGTCACTGGTGCAGGCAGGCCCGCATCAGTGAGGACATCAGACATCGCCTCAGACGCAGGCATGAGCTGATAATCTGCGCCAAGAGCCTCCAGCCCTTTGTTGATCGCAAGTGTAAGCGGGTCGCTGAATATCCCGCCCAAGTCTGCGACGCCCTCCCCAACCGCACGGGCTGTCAATCCTAACTGACGCCCTAGTTGCTCAAGTGCGCCCATCTTTTTTATGCGAGACTTCTCGCGCAACGACTCCAGGGCTATTTTTCCGCTCGGCTTATCGCCACCACCTTTGGCCTTTCGCAGTTCTTCCAGTTTTTCCTTACCGCTTGGTTTCATTCGACACCCAGCAATAGCGCCTCAAGCTCCGCGACATCTCGCGGATTCATACCATCTGTGTCATATGACTCTACCGGGCTTGGCTCAAACTCAAATTCCGGCAGCGCATAGTCCTGATATAGCCCGCCCAGCGTCGGGAATTTCTCGGCCACTCGACCACGGGTGTCATTAAAACTCTGTATCTTCGCCAGTTGCGCCCGTGCGTTGATGTCCAGAATGCGCGCCAGTGCTGCCGGGGTCAGATTAGTCGATGCACCAGCCATGATCTTGGCAAACTCTCGGTCTGCGTCCGACAGGCCAGAGCCGGAACCGAATTGCTTGATAACGTCAGCAACCAGCCCAGCAGTTGCGGCTATGTAAGTCTGAGTGTTCTCAGCAGTACCGTCACCGATCCCAATTGTCGAAAGCAGTGTGGCGAAGTTCTGCCGCAAATCCGCGCCCGTACCAGCAATGATGCCCTGATTAAGTTGCTGCTTGGCGGTAGAAATAACGCCGAGCATATTATGCGCCTTCTGCACTTCCTGGTCGCCTTCGTCCAGACGAGTAGCGGCGACTTCCGCCGCCTTCTTGACGCCAGCGGATTCTGCCTTGCCGGTATCCACATTCGTCGTCACATTAACGCCGGGGTCTTGCTGCGTGGCCTCTGCGATTGCATCGTCATAGATTGCCCTGCGCGGATCACCCTCAGGAAGCGAATCACGCTCCGCGATCAGCTTGCCGATGTTCGTCTGCGGCCCCTGCTCCTGCGGGAACAGGGCAGAAATGTACGCATCGCGAACAGACGGGTTCACCTGGGCGAGTTGGTTTATCAACCTGTCCTGCTCCTGACTCAACTCAACACCCGGCTGCTGTAGCATCTGCACAGCGCGCTCGGCAAGGTCAGGGTTAATCGTGCCCCTCTCAACACCTCCCATGAAGTTGTTTATTGCTTCCGATTGAGCCTGCGGTAAAGCCGCTTGCTTCTCACGGATGGCATGCAGTTGCCCCATGAGGTCGCGGGTTGCCCGCTCGTCCTCAAGCGCCATCTGGCTCGCCTGCGTCTGCGTATCCCGCAGCGCATTCATGGAATCCAACTGCTCACGGCCCTGCCGCGCATTAACAAACCGGCTCGCCGGGTCTGCGCCAGCCTGATTGGCCGAATTGAACGCCGTGGCGATGATGCTGTTTAATACGTTGCTCATCTATATCACAACCCTCCAAGAATGCTGGAAAGGCCACCAATCGTGTTCTGCCACGCGCCCGCCTGACCCAACGCGCCCGCCGCTTTTGCATCGCCCGCATTCTGCATCAGGTTCGCATTCAGCGCCCCGGACGTTGTCGCTAGGTTGCCAATCGTCTGCGCAAGACTCGTCGAAGTGCCCGCACCAGACAAACTGCCGAGCCGATTCATGTAGTCCTGATAGGCCGGCAATGCCACCTGATTGCCAACCGCACTGGCGATATTCTGAATGTTCGCGCCGGATTGTCGCAGACCCAGCGCCGATGCGTTGCCCATGATGGAGTCAACCGCTTCATTCTTGGCGAACTGGTAGCCCGGGGTCGCTTGCAGACGATTATCTAACTGCCCCGGGGGCACCGCTCTCGATGCCGGCGCATGTAAGTTCGCAAACGCCGAAGCGATTGCCTTCGCCGCGTCGGAGGTGTTGTTGTTCTCCGCCCGTTCTTTCGACTTGATGCTATTAAGAATGGCTTTGCTGGCAAATGGCAGCATTACACTAACCCCCGAATGTCTTTCGCCCGATACTGTGTGCCCGGGACATTAAGCCCCAGCAGACCCGAGAGGGTGGAGCGAGCCGTGTTGGCGGTATTGATGGCCGGGGCGTTCAAGAGCAAATTAGAAAGCAGGGACAGGTTAAACTGCCGCCTGTTCTCCGCAATACCCGCCTGCGATCCCTCCGCCGATGCCCGCGCCGCGTCCTTCGCGCCCTTCGCACCAAGAAACCCGCTCACCAATGACCCACCAACCGCAAGAGCAGAAATCGGGTCAAACGGCCCCTCCTCGCCCCTGCTCATGTGATCGTATTCATGCGCCATCACTTCGTTCTCAAGACCTTTCGGCATCCCGTCACGAATGTAGATAGTGTTTTTCTGCGGCTTGGAATACCCGAGTGCCGGTGTGCCCGTTTCTTCAAGCATTTCCGCCAGTGATACCCGTTTAACTTGCGTCATTCTCGTACCCGTTCGCTATAAATGTCGTGTTTGCGTCACTCGCATAGGCTCGCAGCGAATCGCCCGCGTTCAGATAGAACGGGCCAAATTCCAGCGTTTCATTCGCGGCGAGCCCGTCGTCATACACGATGTAGTGTTTATTGTTCAGTGTCTGCCCATCCGGCACCAACGCCAAACGGAATGTGGGCGTACCGCCGGCCCGCTCAACAACCCAAACCTTCTCGATCTTCGCCACCGTGTCGGCGCCGACCGTGTAAATCTCTGTGTCCGTTGTCGCAGATGGCGCCACGTTTGCAGTCACCGGGGTCATAGCGCACCCAATACGAAACGGATGTCCGCAATGTCAGCGGCGTTAGACGCAACTGACGCCTGCGCGCTGTTCGCCGTGCCCTGGGCAGCGTCCGCACTGAACTGCGCATTGATCGCCGCCACCTGTGCAGAGTCCGCAGTCGTGCTGGCTGTCTCCACCTTGTCCGACTGCCCACCCGAACGCTCGTAGATGTCGATTAACATCTCCTGCCATGCAGGGTCATTGAGCGGTGTGCCCGCCGGGGGCAGTCTTACGCTAATATCCGCCAAGCTGAATATCCCCTTCTGCGCCTAAGAAATGCCGGTAGACCGGGTCAGATATTGCAACCTCATAGATGCGGTTCTTCGCCCGCCCCAATGTCTGGTTGATACTGATGCGCTCCGAATACTGGCCCGCGTTACCCATCGAACGGGTTAACTGCGGTTGCCAGTTATAACCGTCGTCTGACCATCTAATCATCACTTCCGGATTGTCATAGACCGTGCTTCTGCCGGTCTCAAAATCCAGATATAAACTGTTGTGGAAAAGCCACCGATTGCCTTCGGAGACCGGGGCCGATGCGGCACGGAATACCAACTGCGTTCCGAACTCCGTATGTACGTCCGTGTCCTGCACCCCAATAACCGACGAATACGCATCCAATACCAGCGGCTTGCCAAACGCAGTCAGGGTCAAATCACCGCGCCAGCGGTCATATCCGAACGACTTGCGCTCGTTCCACAGCCCCGTGTTGACCGAGTATTCAAACGTCCGACCATCCGTCGGGAACGTCAGGATGTACGAACCACGCCCCGAGACAGAACTGGTCATGCCAATCGCATCGGCTGGGTTCGTCAGATTGGCAAGTTCATGGTCAATCCCCTCGGTCGATATTTTCTTTGCCCCACCCGACAGCATCCACACCGTCCGGTCATGGGCCAGCCAGAACGCAATGTTCCCGAGTTTTGCCGCTGATTCCGGGGCAAGACAACCAATATCCAGAACCCCGCCATAGTTCCTGACGAACGGGAACGCCCCGCCACGCAATGCCCATACCTCGGTTGATTCTTCACCGAAGAATATGATCTGCGTCGAATCCGTCAGAACAGAAACGGTCTTGTCCGGCTGCGCCTCGGCAGTCGCAAAGTCGAGCGCGTCCACCGACGATGGATCGCCAGCAGCCGAGATGTAAAATACCCCCGTCCCCGGCTTAACGTAGATGTAGTAACCCGCCAACCACGCAACTTTCGATGCTCCCTTGAAGTCAGGGTCATCAACGCGCTTTGGCGCCCCACCTTCTGTCCAATAGACGTTGCCGTGGGAGCAAATAGCCAGGTATTCACCCGCCGCCATAGATACCCTGTCCGTTCCGGGGATCGTGCCAACGGTCGTTGTGGTCGTGCCATCGGTGCGGTAAAGGGTTTCACCAGACAGCACCCATAACCATTCTCGCCAATACTTAGCGCCCCGGAGGGTGCCACTGCCTACCGTTGCCCAAGTAGAAATACCCGGGGTGCCGATGATTGCGAGGGGGGCTTTCGACCCCTTCGGCAGCGGCTCGACGTAGCAATTCTGCAAACGTGAGTTCACCGCCTGCCGAGCCGGATGCTGGTAGGTTTGAATCCCGAACGGAATGCGCATCAGTAGTACAGGCTCTGCCCCGTGGACTCAACATAGTCAGGGTCTAGCAGCTTCTTTAGCTTTCGCTCCGCACTCGACGGAGGATTGCCGAACAACTCGCCTTCCATCTTCAATTTCGCCATGTCCTCTTGCGGGACTGAGAAATCGTCCAGAAGATGGCAGGCAACAATGTCAATCATAGGCAATGCGAATTTATCGGGGATGGCCTCCGCCACACCCCACTCCACCATGCCCTCCGAGAGCAACATGGCGTGTACCTGCGGGTAAACGTCTATGACCCGCTGCAAGTCCTCAGAAAGCGCAGCGCCATTCGGCGGAACAACCTTGAGCTTCCTCAGAACCCGCGTGTAAAAATCAGTTAGTGTCATAGGAGAAAGCCGGGGCAGGTTTTACCCCACCCCGGCAGTCCTTTAGCTCACGGTGTAGAACACCACGACAGACATAGCGCCCGCCGTGAACGTGCCAGCAGCCGTGTTGGCCTCGACCTGGATAGTCGTTTCCTCAGTGAATGTCGGCAGATCACCATCTGCAAACACACCAGAAAACGGGTAAATCAGGCCGGCGACCGGGCTGACGTTGCCAGCGGCAAACGCATCACCCGTCAGGGTGCCCAGATTGCCCAGACCGTCCGGGTCAGCACTATCGAAGTCACCAGAACCGCCATTTGCAGCCCAGCCAACATCGAGGTCTAGCGCCTCCGTCCCGGTGTCCAGGTCGTCCGCGTAAAAGTAACCACCGACGATGGTGGCGCCTGCGGGGACTTTGCACATCTCAAAGATGTCACCGTCCTCGACGTTAGCGGCAACCTCATACGTGCCATAGGCAACGCAGAGCAGACCCGCACCAGTGGGCTTGAACACCGGGAATCCGGCAGCAGCCCGAGTTGCTGTTAAAGTTTCAGCAGCCATTTCATATCACCTCTTAGCTGTCAGCCACACCAGCGGTGTAGACGGTTACAACACCGTTCTGCTTCACATCAGCGGTGTCCGTAGACCCCGAACCGAAGTGCAGCTTCTCGATGCCACGGATTTCCTCGATAGCCACGCCAATCTTGTCGCCGTAATCGAACTCTTTCTGTTTCGACGTGGTCATCTTGGCCCAACCAATACCCAGCGCCTGCGCGCCGCACAGGTAGCCCGGTGCAACGTCAATACCGCTATCACCGACACCAGACAGAACGTCGATGTCCGCAATCTCACGGATGATGACGCCATCCCACACATAGTCATCATCACAGAACAGCGGGTTCGACTTGTTGCGGGCACGGGCATCGCGGTTGGCCTGCACGAACGTAGAATCGTTCTTCAGATCACGCATTGCCAGCGGATTGGCAAAAAACACATACCACTGCTGGTCACCGTCAACTGTGATCGGACGAATTTTCGGGTTCGCACGGAGCGCCATACGCTTCGCCAGCGAGATGATGTCCGGAGACAGTTCCATCGCGCTGGTGACGGTCGCCAGATCAGCACTGTGATCGGTATAACCGCCGTTGCCGACAGCATTACCGAACAGCACACGGTCATCGTTATCCACCAGCCAAGCGTCTTTCTGCGCCTCGGAGGCGTCCGCATACAGCACCTGTGAAGTGCCGGTGTGGACAGCACCCAGCGCGGCAATGATGTCGTCGCGGGTTTTCTCCATCATCCACGTTTTCAGCGTGGAACGACCAGCATTGCGCAGGTCAATAGCGGATTTCTGCTGCTCCATCTCAGCAACACGTACAGCGTTGCGGACTTTGTCAACGTACAGCCGGTGCGAACGCGACTCCAGATCTTCCTCATTGCCTTCCAGCGTGTTGGTGCCAGTGACACCATTGCCCGTCAGACGGTTGACCAGAGCGATGGTGATCGAGTCACCTTTCTTCTTGGTCAGGTCTTTCTTGACCTGGATGAGAGAGTTCTCAGTCGTGCCCATGTACCGCTTGAAGCGGTTGGCCTGCACGTACTCAGTGAAGAATTTACTATCCCACTGCTGGACGCGCAAACCGGTTGCGACAGTTGTGTCTGCCATTTCGATTTACCTCACAAACCATCGTTAAAGAGAGATTCAAACGCCGGTTCCTGCGGCGCCGTGGGCGCTTTTGAACCGGTAACGGTTGAGAGTGATTCGGGCACGTTGGTCGCCTTCTGAGCAGGAGTCGGGTTCTGTGCGAGGTATTCCGCAATCGCGTCCTCTTTCGCCTTCGCTATAACGGCATCCAAATCGCCGCCACTCTGCGAGAGCGTGAGAAAGTTCTTGCCGGCCCTGTACACGTACTCGGCAGGGTCTACTGCCGCCGCCGCTTCCTGTGCCAATGCGGGGTTGCTCTTAACATGCTCTGCAAATGCCTGCTGTGCGGTGTCATAGTCCTCATAGCGACCACGCGCAGCAGCTTCCAGGGCATTAAGGGTGCGCAGGCTGAAATCCCGCCGAACCTCGTCCAGTTCCTTGCGGAAACTGTTCTTAACATGCTCCTCCCATTGCTTGGGATCATCGAGCAGGTCAGGTTCGACCTCGGGCTCCACTGGTTTCTGTTGCGCAGTAACCATCCCGCGCAACTCATCCAACTGCCTTTGCAAGTCCTGTCGTTTCGTGCGTTCGTCAGCCAGTGCGGCCTGCGGAACGTACCCCTCAGGTGGTTTCTCTGCCGATGCCGGCGGCGCATCGTCGGCTACCTTCTCAGGTTCAGCCTGTTCCTCCGTCCCAGCTTGCGCCGCAACTTCGGTTTCGCCCGTGGTGTCCTGATCTTCCTGTTCCGGCAAATCGTCCGCAACAGTGCCGTTCAGCACATCGTCCAGATCCAAATCGTCCATATATCACTCCGTTTCGCGTATCGTGCGAATCACGTAACAACCGTTTCGCCGTTGGCGCGTCCGCCCGAGAAACCCCGGCGGCGGGCATAAAAAAACCCGCTCTCGCGGGCTCTCTGAATCAGTGCGGCTTTTTTCCAGAGCCGCTAACTGGGGGGGGAGAGGATCAGAACCGGAGTTCCCATCTCCAGAAATACAGCGTCAGTCGCCACATCGGCTCTGACTGACTGCCCGATATGTCATAAACCGACACACCGAACAGGAATCGTTCGTGGTAGACCGGGTAGACCCTCACAGGGCCACGCTCCGAGCCACTACACCCGCCTTAATCAAGCGGGCATGAAGGTTGGGGCCGTAAACACCCGTGCCGCCATCATTGAAATAAACCAGATACTTCTTGCCACGCCGATTGCGCACCGACCGTGCAAGGTGAACCCCGGCCCATATCGTGAATACCGACACCAGCAAAGAAAACGCAATCTCAACCATTTGCCATCCCCGCTGCCGCCGCTAAACCAACCTTGTTCTCTAACTCCGTCTGGTCAGCCTCCGCATTCGACTTGCGGGCCGCTGCCATGTCCTTCTCAATCTTCGACATCCGTTCCTGCATCGCTATCATCTGCTCCTGCTGCATCTGCTGTTGCACCGCCGGATCATCGCCGCCGCGTAGCTTCTCAAGCAGCTGGTCTTTGTTACGCAGGCTGGATGCCTCGATATACACATCAGGCGGGAAAACAACACCAGCACCAGATAGATTCACCAATGCCTCAAACTGCTCTATCTGGATGTTCACCGCGTCAGGCGCCTCATCCAGAATGATGTCCACATCAAGATCGGCGACGTTGTTGCGGATGTCCACAATCTGATTGGGGTTGTACTGCGCTAGTGCGGCAAGATCAGGGTTCTCCTGTGCCGCCATCTCTGCAGTCACCGGCTGATTCAACTGCGCGAACTTCGCCCGCCCCTCCTCGTCACGAATGCGAATCCACTTCTCATCCGTCCAGAACTGCTGCACCCGCGCCCAAATCTTGCGGTATATCTGCCGTTTCAATGCGCGCAACTGGTCAAACAGACGACCCAACTCCAGAACGTCCGTCTGCTGGTCAATGAGCTTTGCCCTACCCGATGCCGAGCTCGCCCCGTCCATCGCGGTCGGGCCAGTAGTGGACAGGGCTTGTATGGCGTCCGCTAATAGCTGCGCCTGACCCGCCGCCAGTTCCGTGTTGTCGCGGATTTCTGCATCGAAACCCTTGTTGTACTCAACAAACCCATCGGGCTTATTGACCTCTCTCCGGGCCTTGACCTTATTGTCAAATGCACCCGTTTCGGCAAATATCTGCCGGTTGTTGAGGATGTGAAGCGCCTTTGAGCGGCGGTGGTTAATCTCGTCCTGTAGCGTCTTGTAACGCCGCACGACGCCATAGCGGTTCCCATCCCGGTCTACATAGGCAGACATCCACGCATACGGATGGTCACTCTCGCCCTCCATCTGGTAAGCCGATTCCCTCGGCTCCTCCAGAAATTCCCCATTGACGAACTTGCAAACACACCATTTGCCGTCCTTGCGGAAATACTGCTCAACAACGCGAACCCGCTTGCGGTTGCTGTCAAACCAGCGTGTTTTCGGCTTGTCGTCAAACGTGTCGCCGGCTGTGCGGGCAATCTCGGTCGCCACCGAGTCCCAATCAACATCCGGCCACTTTGACGCCGCTTCTTCCTGATCCATCCACACGAACTGCCCCAGGTAGCGAGCATCGGAGAAATCACGCTTCATGCTGTGCGGGTCGAAATACATGCGATCCCACGGAATCACCGGGATGACAATTTCAACATCATCACCCTTCCGGCGAACCGTGACCTCGCAGCCACCAGCGCCCTCGATGAGCATGTTCTCGGCTATGTCCGAAACGACCGAATCGAGATCGTTGTTCTCCGCAACGAACCGCAGTGCGTCCGTCGCCGCCTCCGCCGATTCTTCGTCCATCGGGGTGCGCGGATACGCTTTCGGGTCTGTCCGCGATGCCGCCTCAAGACCAATCAGGTACTCGATTTTGTCCTTGAGCTTGTTGTCGGTAATAACGGGCTGCTTGCGCTTCGCAAGCTCCGCAATTTCGTCGTCCGACCACTGCTTGCCATCAAAATAGTCGCGGGCCTGCTCTGCCTCTGCGCGGCTGTCCTGCGTGGCCTGCTCGGCATCTTCAAAATTCTTGACCAGCATCCCGAGTACATCGGAATTGTCAGTTTTGCCTACACTCGCCAACTATCTTCTTCCTCGTCGAACGCATCGTCCCATGCGTCCCGCTTCTGTTCCGGCTTGGCCGGCGTCACAATCGCCGGGTGCGCTTCGTCTATCGCCCTTGCGAATATCGAGAGCATGTCCACCGTGTGGTCTTTCTTGCCAGCGGGGAACTTAAGCAAATCGCTCAGTACCCGCTCGCCGTAATCATTGTTTGGCACGCCGATCATTCCCATGCTTGCCATACCCTGTAGCGCCCTCGCCCTGGCCTCTTTGGAGTGAATAGAAGGCATCCACTCCGTCAGCCCGTAACAACGGCGCTCATGCCGCCTGCGGGTCAGAAATCCCTCGATAGACCGCCTGATAACGCCCGCCTCGTTAAACTCGCCCTGCGTCTTATGTCGCAAGCAGAGGTTGATGTATTCCTCAATCCACTGGTCAGGCGCTGTCTGCCCGCCCCACCCGTCTAAACAGGCATAGACCCGCAGCTTTCCATCCTCTTGAGACAACCCGTGAACACCTAGTTCTGTGTCATCCGCGTTCTCATCGTCCGTTACCGCAAAGTCAGAACTGAGATACTTCCTGACAGGCGGTATATCGTCCGGGTCGTAGCGCCAGAACCAGTCACGCTTAAAGTACGTGCCCTCATCCGGGGTCGGGTTCTGCTGATACAGGCTCGCCCAATCCCGGGGATGCAGGTCATCACGTATCGCCTGCAACACCTCTAGCGGGTATCGCTCGGGCCACAAAGCCTGCTCGTCCTCGTCAATCGCCGGCTTCTCGATGACATGCCACTCATGCGCCCGCTTGCCGTTCAGTATCCGACCAGCCGGGTCGTCCTCATGCCACCGCGTTGTCGTGTAGACAATCGCGCCACCGGGCATCAGTCGCGTTCTGGCGACCGATGTGTACCACCGCCACGCCTGCTCTCGGATAGTCTCGGAATCCGCCTCCTGACGATCTTTGAACAAGTCATCAAGGTTAAGAATGTCAGCACCACGGCCAGTAGCAGCACCGCCACGACCCACCGAGACATAGATACCACCGTGATTCGTATGCCAGCGATTAGCCGCTTTTGAATCCGCCCGCAACTCCACATCCGGAAATACGTTGCTGTATTCCTGCGATGTGATGATATTGCGGACATCTCGGCCAAAGTCGCTCGCCAGGTCACCCGCATACGCCCCGCAGATAATCTGTTTATCCGGGTTCTTCCCGATGTACCACGCCGGGAACCGCCGTGTGCATAGCTCGCTCTTGCCGTGTCGCGGCGGCTCAAACACCATCAGGCGGAGTAAATCACCCCGCTCTACCGCTTCCAGCGCCTCGGCAATCTCCCGATGATGGTCAGCAGCCTCATACTGCGGGAACGTGTACTCAGTGAACGTCAGAAGGGAGTTCTTCGCATCTCCCCTCAACAACAGTTCCCTCGCGGCCTCTTGCGGCGATACGGAGTAATTCGTCACGATCCATCTCGGTTAAATGCTTCACAGCAAGCTCGCCCGTGTGTTCTACAGACGCTAAATCCGGCAGAGACTTGCGCAGCAGTATCTCCGCAGCCTTCAACTCGGACGTTTTCATTTCCACCTCACCGAGCGCGTGTTTTTCAACCCGCTCCAGTATCTTGGCGACGCGAATACGCTCGCGCCATTCACTACCGAGCTTTACTGTGCGTTTTCTTGCAGCCATTTGATTCTGTTGCACTTTTGCAACATGGTTAGTGCCGTGTTCCCTCGTCTGCATCGAGCGTTTCCAGTACGTCCAGCAGTTCTTCGCGCATTGCTTCTCGTTGGGTGATGTTGTCCGTGCAAACAACACCAGTATCCCCGTTCGCGTAGGTTGCGATTACCAGCATATCGGCCAGATCGTCATCGAACAGGTTTATCAGGGCTTCGCCAAAGGGTGTCACAGGTCTCTCACCATTACCGTTAGGGTTTTCTCCAGCGTTTCGCCGGATGACGTTACGATCTGGTTCACCATCTCGTAATCCACGCCATCATTGCCGCCCGACAGCGTTACCGTCGTCTTGCTGCCGCTGATGTCGCTAGAGTCCACGGTAAGACCTCCAGTCCACTCGCTGGACGCGATAGTCTCGCCATTCAAGTCAACGGCCCACGGCATCTCAAAGCGCCGGGTGCTTTGCGGGTCTTTCTCTGTTAGTTTGCTGCCCACATCTTCGCTCGGATGCTGAACGGAATTGCTTCCCGGCTGTAGTTTGTCCAGTAGACCGGGTTCATGCCGCGCCCCTGGATATCGTCTATTACTTGTTCGAACTCGCTAGCCGTTAACTGCTTGTCACTCCCGCCCGTATAGTCCGACACGTAGACATAGCAATCGGAATTGCTGAAGGTCGTGTGATATGTGGCGAGACTTGTTTCGCGGATGTTAACCGCGTTCTGCCATGTGGCGAAGCTCCACCCGGGATCTGACCAGTAGCCTCGGAACGAAACGAAATCAGCCTTAGCAATGATTGGAGCCATCGCGGTCTCGCGGGTGGCGGGTGACGTTGTGCGGTTGGGCCAGCCGTAAATACCAAACTCCAGCCCCAACCCATCCGCTGCATTGACTTCCTGCGCCCACGTGATCGCGTTGTCAAAGTTGGCAATAGTCTCGGCGGGGAACTCGTCGTAGTACCAGTAACGCTGGCCGTACACGCCCTCGCTCGCCGCTGGCGTTCCTTCAAGGTCGAGCAACACCTTTGTCGCGGTGGGCTGATAAACCGGCAATGTCCGAATAACCGACTTGAAATATGTCTCATCCAACGCCGTGAAATCCGACGTTTCAAACATATTGTTCATCGGCCATAATGTTTCAATGACAGGCAGGCCGCAGATGTGCAGCTTTGAACCGTTGTAAATCACGGCGGCGACCCCCGCTTGTACAACACCGGACGGTCAAGGGCTGGCGTTTCGTCTGCCGGGGATTCGGTTTTCGCATCGTCCCAAATGGCAGGCCACGTATTCGGGTCAAACCCGCGCACGTACACGTTTTGATAACCCGCGCCATCGCACCCGCTCGGCATAACCGTTGTGAATCGGTAATTGTCACAGTCGGCATCTATCCGATAGATAGAGTGCGTCAGCGAATAATCCAGATCAGAAGGGGCCGGATTAGTGGCGTGGTAGTCGTGTTCGTCGCCGCCCGCTTGGTGCCAATCGGTAGCGTTAAATTCTGCCGCAGGGATGCCCGTCTTGTTACCAGCATACCCGTAGACGTTGAAATCCTGGGAGCCGTTACTCATCCAGATTGAGCAATAGGGGGCTTCGCTCTTAACGCCGAAGATATTAAAATTCCGGCAGTCGTTGAACTCGGTTTGCGCGTCTGCCTTCGTATGCTCAGGGTTGAAACTGTAGATATTCAACGCCTCGCGCAGACCATCGCCGTAGAACTGCCGTGTGTCGGCCTTCTGTTCCCAATGATCGCCCTGTACGAAAGGCCCGAACCACCCACCAGCATTGCCAGAGTAATGAACAAGTTTCACCGCCCTGCGCCCGTAGCTCGGCTTGCTCGGGACACCGCCATAACCGTAATGGTTACGATCTGCGAACTGAACATTAAATACCGTCGCCAATCCCGCCCGCTGCCGCAGGCAGTACGCGCCCGCTACATCGCTCGGCGCATGAAGGGTGAGGTTACACAGCGTCGGGTCTTTAGTCGCGGAGTCGGTAGTCTGAATCAGCGGCGTTGGTGATGCGTCGTTGTCGAAAATCCCGACAACCTCCTCCCTAGCTATAATCTGCGACAAGCCAGGGCCAACGCCGACAATCTTGCAATCGTCTACATCCAGCTTATCCCGAACCTTAAAGTAACCCTTCGGCAAAAACAGGTTTACGCCCGCCGCCTCTGCCGCATCAATCGCATCCTGTAGCGCGGTTGTATCGTCAGTAATACCGTCACCGACCGCGCCGTAATCCATCGCATTGAGCGTCCCGGCTTCCTCAAAGTGCGGAAGGGTCGGGATGTGCGCGGTTCTCAGCGTTGACGGGACAGACACACTAGACGTTGTTGTGTTGCTGACCTCAGTAAAGCCACGCTCACCGTCAATGAACACCGAATGGATATAACGGTAGGTGCCAAAGCCGCCAGTAGACGAGGATGCGCGGTTAGTACCCTCGGCAAATTCTGTGACCTTCTTCCAGCCGTTATAGCCAGTAAGGTCGGTTGGCGATGTGGACGAACTCGCACCCTTAACCGCGCTACCGTCGAATACAACGATACCGCCAGAACCCGTGCCCGCCTTATTCACATAGACGTTTTGCAGGAATATGGAGTAACCCATATCGAACGCAGTATTCGCCGCGTTGTAGTCCTCAAACTCTATCCTTGTATCTATCGCGTTAACCGTGCCCTTAAAGCAAGCCGTGTTGTAGCTCGCTAATGGCACGGATACCGCTGTGTTCGTCGTGGACTCAGATGTGACGTAAATCTCACACCCGACCAGAACCAGGCTACCCGGCCCCTGATAACGGATCGGGTATTGCACCTGACCTTCTGCAATGCAGCCGATAAGCACCGGGCACGGCTGCGCGCCGCCGCCGTTGCGGTTTGAATCCACGAATTTCGGCTTTAGGCTGGCTTCCATGTCGAACCCGAACTGCCCGCCCATCGCATGACAGTTGACCGTAAGCCCGCCCGAACCGTGGACACCTTCAAAACAGGTATAGCCAGACTGTAGGATTACGCAGACATCCTTAGTAATACTCTGCTGCGCGCCCTGGAAGCGGATGCCGATAGCGCCGGGATTGCCAGACTCGACCTCTATGTCAATGTTCATAAAATATGAACACATCATGTCGTTCTCGCCCGACTTCCAATCGGCTGAATACTTCTGCGCCCACAACTCGACAACGGGCTTACGACCCGCCGCAATCGTGTTATCAAACCCGTCAGAGTTAGCCGCTAGCTTGAACTTCGGACGCGCCCCGGCGTACGAGCCGTAAATCTGCACCGGCCCGTTCCATTGCGTTGTTTCATCACCGCCAGATGTGCGAATGCGGCGCTTCTGATAACCGTAGATGCCGCCAATCGTGTCCGTGACTTTGTACGTGCCCGCTGGCACATAAACCATCAGGTTGTGGTCTATGCCGAAGCGGATCGCCAGATTAATCGGCGCTGTTGAATCCAGTACGCCCGTAGGGTCTGCGTAAAACGGCGCTTTCGTGATGTCGATATAGCCGTATTTCGCCTTCGACTGCGCACGGGGCAACTTCGGGCGCGATAGCGTAATGCCATCGCCCACCGTGCCGAACACCGTAGGCGCATACTGCTCCTCGGTATCCATTTCGATTGCAAAGTTCGTGAGCGTGATTACCGCCGTGTTCGCCGTGTTCTCGTCACGCTCGCCCGCGAAGAAATACGCCGCATCGCCCGATTGGTTGAAACTGCTGGCCGTGCCAAACTTGTACGCCGGGTTTGTTACCGATGAATCACCAGAATCGCGGAACCCATGATCGTAACCTGTCTGCACGAAATCCCACTTCGCCGTGCCATCGGTTATGTCATCGCCGGTTCCCGTCGGCCCGCCCGAACCAGCCGATGTGCCCGCCTGCACACAGATGTACTTGCGGCCCGTGTCGTTATACACGGTGTTGTTCAGCGAATATGCGGTGCTGCCCGCCCACGTATCGGCCTCGCCAACCCGCGACCCGTTCAGCGTCAGCGAGAAGTAGTCCTCTGTAGTCGTGAGCGAGAACGATGTTGGGGTCGCGCCGATATTCCCGCTGTCAACCGCTGTCAGGCTGGACGGGTCTGTCCCGGCTGCGTTAGCCTTCTCATAAACCGCCCATGCACCACTATCGGACAGATGCACCTCAATGCAATCCGCCGCTGCCGTAGGGGTTTTCTGTTCCGACGTATAACCGAACTTGAAAACCTGTTTGCCAGATGCCGCCGTGCCCGAATAAGCAACATCGCCGCTAAACGTCTGCTGCTTGGAAAACGGGTTGATTTGCGGGCGAACGTCCGAAATAACAAACGATTCGCGGGTTGTGCCCGTCCCGTCTGCCGTTAATACCAGACCGTCTGCGGATGTCGGGGCCGTGTCGGTGTTCGTTACGTTGCTTGTGTACTGCCGGAAGGTATGCCCCGAACTGATGATGCTGCCATTCTGGAAGGCATCAAAGGCCACAAGGTTCTCGACCTCTATCTCACCGATGCCGAAGGTCGAAGCAACAGGCGAATCGTCAATCGTCGCGTCGTTGTAGCGCCCCTCTATACACAGATGGAACCCCTTACCCCATGCCGATTGCGTCAGGCCATGCTCGCCGGAGAACGTCGCGGCATTGCCGCTGCTATCGGCCACTTCCAGATGGTACGAAGTGCGATCAAGCCGCAGGGTAGCGTTATCAGGCGCAGATGAAAGCGTGGCCGTGATGTCGCCGCTCTCACCTACACCACCAGCTACATACTCGTTGACGTTTTCGGGGTTTTCATCATCGTCATTGGCCTTGCCTGACAACGATACCCGCTCGTTTTCCATCAAATACAGCTTGATGCTGGAAGGCGTATCCCACCAGTTTTCCCGCGTACTGTTGATCGAAACCGTCAACAAATGACGATACGGGGCGTTGCCGCCGCCGGTCAGGTCGAACTCAATACCTGTCAGCTTTATCTGGACGGGCTGCGCGAAAAAGTTCAGCGTTGCATCATTGACACCGCGCAATTCTGCGGCGTTATAGGCATCCGAACCCATAGCCGACATTTCCAGCCGACCAGACGAAAGCAAGCCCTCGTAAATACTTGTGTTCGCGGGCGTTACCGCCTGCCAATAATCGGGATAATAGTCGTGGCTCGACCCCGACACCGTGCGCGAGGCATCACCTACTGCCGATCCTCCGAACGTATCAACAAAGCGACCAAACGTCTGCGCAACGCTTGTGCGGTCAGGTGCGGGGCGGGCGTATGGCATTAGGGCGCGAGTTCTAACTGACCGGAAAGAATGCCGGCGCTGGAGCCAAGACCCTCAATGCGCGCAGGTGCATACTGCTTCTCGATCTTGAGAGTTTCCGGCGTGTTGATGGTGTAGCCTGACCCAACAAACGTAACCTGCCCCGCGCCCAACTGCTTGAAGTCAACAAACTCACCCTCACCAATCACATCCGGAACCGTCACCGTTATCGCGGCGGCATTGTCCAGCGTGACAATGTTGCCAACATCAGACTCCTGCACCGTATAGGTCGTGCCCGTCTGCGCATTTACCGTGCGGGCGGTACTTGACGCCAGCGCCAATAAATCGGCAGCGGTCATATGAACCAGATTGCCCGCTGCTGTCTCACCAGGAATCAGCGTCGTACTAACGACCGGCGAGTGGGCGTCTAGCTCCGAAATCTTCTTCGCCTCGACATCACCCGTGCCAGATGTCGAGCGGCACAGAATATGGTCAGTGTCGATATTCTGGATTTTTGCGAACGTGACGTTATCGTCAGCCACGTTCGCTGTCAGCACCTTGCCGGCGCCAATCGTCGTAACCCCGTCGATGCCCGCAGTCACATCACCCGTCAGGGTGAAGAACTCGGTAGCGGTCATCTTGTAGTCAACCAGACCGGACGACAGCAGATAGATCCAATCCGTGCCAACTACGCTGGAGCGCGTTCGTGTACCAGATACCTGTGAAAGATTTTTCTCAGCCATTCGCTGTTACCAAATAATCGCCCGAGCCCAGCAGGAAGTGGTCGCCGGAACCGAGCTTGAAAGCATTTGCAGGGGTTGTGACCTCATCGTCAGATGGCGCACCGCCACCAAGTCCGAAGAAGTCCTGAGAGCCAAACAGCACATAATCCCCGTCACCAAAGAGCAGGACGTTGCCCACGCCCGGGGAGGGGTCAGGCACTGTGATTGGCGCCGTAACCTTCCCGGTTACAGCCAGAACGAACACCCGGCGATAAACGTAGCCGCTCGCCGTGGTGATCGTGTTGTAAACCTTGTAAGTGCGGCCACCTTCGCCGCCAGATAGTCGAACCGTCGTTGTGCTGTCAGTGCTGGACGAATCCTCTATGGTGAGATCAGCCGCAGTCCAGCTGGACGCAGCAATGGTGTCGCCGTTGAGCAAGACCGCCCAGGGGATAGTGAAGTCCCGACTCTCACCGGCCCGCTTTTCCCGCTCGGGTATGCAGTACGGGATTTCGGTTCCGTAGTCATCCATCGAGTCTTGTTCCCACACCAATCATCAGCCGACACAAGTGCTGCCACTTCGGCTGGCGAATAACGGTGTATTTCCTCATCTTTGCTATATATTTCAGACACTTAACGCTTTTCCCGCGCACAAAAAAGCCGCCCCGGAGGCGGCATCGTCAGTTCGTTCTGCACTTCAAGTGTAACAAGTCATGGCATATCATGGTGGGTTTTGTCCGCAATCTTTGTCCGGACAATTAACGGCAACCATATTCAATATCACCCGGCGCTCTGCATACATTTGCGTTTTGCTCATGCCCAACGCTTCGGCCTTCTGGTCGCGGCTTTTCGTGTCACCCACCGCGAAACACACCCGCATCACGTTCGCCAAACTGCTCCGCTGGTCGCGCAGCCGCAGATAGACCTGGTGGACATAGTGAAGATCTTTCGGCATCCCCCGAATCGGCACCGTGGGGCCAAAATCGCCATGTGATGCTCCATGCCTCTCGTCACGTATCCGGGCCAGCGTGTTGGTGCTTGAAAATCCAGTTTCACATCGGCGCATATGAACACCCCATCTGTCACACTCGCGTTCATAGTGCTTGAGAATATCGCTATCCACGCCTATCTCCACGCTGCCATCGGCCCTTGCTTCGCTGCCGCTAGATTCGCCTTAACCAAGGTCTCGCTCGACTCGCTGACCCTTGCCTGCTCGTTCAGCCGCTGATATGCCTTCGTGCGGCGGTCTGCCGTTATCTCGCCGGGATTGAACACCGCGATTCCGTCAACGATCTTTGTGCGGTAATCCACCCAGTTGTTCGATCTGTCATAAAAACGCTCTATCTCGACTCTCGGCAACCATTGACCCGCCAGCGGCCCCGCCTCCACGTACACATCGGTTTTCCGCACCCAAAGCGGTAATCCAAGCTCTATCCGTGTCGCCACCGTATGCCGTGCGATGTTGTAACGCTTGCCCGCCTCCGTCTTTGACATGTATTTCCCGTCAATCAGGTACAGCGTTCGCCCCATCTTGTCCTTCTTCGTCTGATAGTTAACCCGCATCCCAATCCTCCGGCTGTATATATCCCCGATGCCCCGCTGCGCGGAGCGCCCGTATCCGGTCAAACTCTGCCCACATGTGGTCGGCTATCGCCATGTAATCGGCCTTCCTGTAGCGCGCTACCGTATGGCTGAGCCGCTCCAATTCGTCCGTCGCTTCTTCGCCCAGATAATGCTCGGCAAGCAAGCGATGGCTTAGCGGGCGGATTTCTATCCACGCATGATGATGCGCGCACAAGGCCAGCATATTGCTCACTCGGAACCGCGTTGCTGTATTGCCACGCCCTTGTATATGGCTGCACTGGAGCTGCTTTGTGGGCGGCGGGAAACAATGCCCGCAGCGTTCCCCAGTATCGAAATTCGTGACGAACTGGCACGACCAGTCTGCGCCCTCTCGTATGGCTATTGAGGTAGCGCGGTCTGCTTCCGCCTTCGCTGCCTTAGTGCTACGGGGGTTGCGAACCCGCTGCGGCTCCCATGCCCAGGCGTGACTGCTCACACATGCCCCCTGTTCGCCCTGCTGTTAAGGCTGCGCCACACTTCTACCTTCGCTTCCCTGACGCTAATCAGGACAGACAGGGTTCTGTATTCCGCTTCGGCGTCCTCGATTTCCTTTGTGACCGCCTGATATGCCTCGCTCGCCTCTGCCTCTGCCGTGCGCTCGGCAACCGTTCCGGTCGCCTTCAAGAACTCCTGCGCCCTGACAGTCTTTTTCTTTTCCTGCAAGGCAATGCAAAGCCCCCGCAGTCGGCCAAGCTCGCCCGCGTTGTCACGGATGAAGTCAAGGCACAGCGGAATTTGCGGCTCTACATCCTCAAGCGTCATGCGCCACGTTTTCGCTTGCGGCTCGCCTGCCTCTACTTTCGCTTCGGGGATCATGCCAGCCTGTAACTCGTCCAATTTGCCGACTTGCCTTCACGATTAGCGCCGGAATCATCATCGCTGACGATTTGATAACCCTGCCGACGAAGGTCGTAAATCCTCGCCGCCAGCCGCATGATTCCGTACTCACGCACAGCATCCATCGCCGTGATCGGGCCTACCTGTTGCATATGGCGCAACACTCGCTCAGTCTGTTTCATGTCGGCTCCCCGCGTGACCTATATAACCGTAGATCGAGATGCTCTCGCTTGGCCTCCACGGTAATCCCCGGTGCAAATACCAGTGATAACCGTCATACGGGTCACTTTCGACATCCATCGAAAGGCCGCGCTCCGAGAGCCACGCTTCTAAGTCTTTCAAATGCTCCGACAGCGGCTTGTCGTTACTCATGTCGCCTCCTTAGCGCGTCCCTGCGCTATCAGTTTGTCCGTGTACGTTTCCCAACAGTCGCGGTGATAAAGCTCCCACGACCTCACAATCCCCCGGTTCGACCTGTGCGGTAGCACCAGACGCGCACCCTTGAGCTTGTCGGGTTCGCGCCATACCAAATAAGATATGTCGGCGGTATTCATTCACACGAATCGCCCTACTTTCCATGCCCACCAAACGCTTTCTGCAATCGCCCGGTTCGCCGCGTCGTTCTGTTGCTGCATCCAATTAGCCGGGAGGTGGAGTGCGTCGCGCCGCGAAAACTGAATGCCGCGAATCACGTCATATCCTCGCTGCCACCTCCGATGCCGTGCCTGTTCTGCATCAAATAGCCCAACCACCCGCCAGCGGCCTTCCGTCCATTTGTAGCGGTAGTGGACTTTCACCCGTACATGCCCGCGATGAGTGCGCCCGACACTGCCGCGAATGTCAGCAGAACAACGTAAATTGCCAGCGCCTTCTTCATCCGATTTCGCAGCCCGCGCCACAATCGGCTTCTAAATCCACCGGGTCGAATAACCTCTGCTGAAGTTCTGGCATAGTGTCGCGGTACTCCTTAAATTTGCCCTCGCGGGCTTCGCGCAAAATGTCCTGCGCCGTGCGGTATCTACGAAAAAAAACCCTCTTTGCATCGCCAGCCCCCGCATGACCAAATTCCCTTTCCATCCTGTCCATAAACTCAAACCGTTCTGGCTCATGTTTCGCAATCGTCCATAGCTTTCGGTCTGACTTTTTCCAACAGGTAACGCAATTTCCCAAGTGTTCAGACAGTTCAAGATCGAAAGGCTGGCCCGCCCACCAGTGGCGAACGTCTGCTTTAGTGACTTGCGTCCACTCAATGAGCGGATAAATCAACCCCGTTTCCGAAGCCTTGTCGCTCATGCGATCAATTTCATCGGCCCGTATGCCTATGGCCTTTTTGTGATTGGGCGAAAATCCCATAGTTCGCATCCAATCGAACATCGGCAACAATTTGAGGTCGCGGGTGCAGTGCGGGTAGTCTGCGTTTGTGACCCCGTACTTGCGCACCACCCTCTCAAATGGCTCCCCATTCCTGCTGGCCGTTTCATAGGTAACGACCTTGTGTCGGATGCCCTTGCCGTGTTCCGTGTTCACAACTGCCTCAAGCCATGCCAGGTTCAGCCCGAACTCGCGGTCACAGCGGTCAACGAAGTCCAGCGTTTTCTCATGCTCCAAGCCTGTGTTAGCGAAAACGAACCGCAGGTCATACTCGTTCGCCTTATTCTCAAGCAACCAGTGACACATATAGCCGCTGGTACGACCCCCGCTAAAGCTGACAAAGAGCGTTGGTTTGCTCACCCGTACATCCCCGCGATCAGCAGCATCCCGGTTATGCACAGCAGACCCGCTGCGATCCATGAGGGGTTCATTGGAACCGCTCCCCGGCCAACCGTTTCAAATCGGAGTACGACAGGACGTTGCCTTCATGCCCTATCGCCTCCCGCTGCATCACATCTGCCGTTGTCTCGTAGGCTTCCTCAAACCGCTTCTGAACCCATTGCTGCTCGCTCGGCGGCTGAGTGCACATGTCGAACCAGCAGGCTGCGATCGCTCGACGCGCAGCAGGGTCGTCTGTTTTCGGCGGATTGTCCCGACCGTGGTATTCACCTGACGGGCCGTACTTTCCAGCCAGCGCCGAAATTTCAAGCCAAGCCGCCTTTGCGTTACCTTTGTGCGAACCCTGCAACGCCTCCATGAACTCGCCTATGGCGGGAAAGAACACCCGCCCCGGCTGGTTGCCAAGTCGCGCACAAACCGCTTGCACCTGCTCAATCGTGTACGGACTGAGCCGATGGAAGTAAGCCGCCAACTTCTCCCTGCTCAGTTCCCCCTGAGTCACCATCTGTAATTCGCCCATTGCGAGGGCAAACGCCTGTTTGTCGCCGTTATCCATTTGCGAACTCCCGCATTGCGTTGGTGGTTGCGTCCGTTTTGCGCGTTTTTGGGGCGTGTTTCTCAGGGAATAACCCCTGGTACTGCTGCGCCATTGACTCGGTAATGGCCGCGTCTTGGGCTGACTGCGGCCACTTGGCGAGGCTGACCGCCGTTGCGGTGGTT